CAGGGTGACGAGGATGCGCGCCTCGGTCTCGGCCGCGCCCTGTCCCATGCGGCGGGCGAGGTCCGCGAAGGCGCCGAGGTCGTCATTGACCAAGACCTGCCGGGTAATGCCGATCTTCTTCGCCCAGGTCTCGATCTTGTAGGCCTCGCGGGCCTCGGCCATGGTCCCGGCCTTGATCTCGCCCGCCTCGTTCAGCTTCTCCAGAAGCGGGGCTTCCCCGAGCATGATCTTGTTCACCGCCCGGAAATCCCGCGCCGAGGTCTGGCGGCCAAGGCGGCGGATGCCCGAGGGGGCGGCCTGATAGGCATCGCGCAGCACGCGGCCCACGGTGTTGCCGAGGATGATCGGGAAGTCCGAGGTGGTGTGCAGCGCGCGGGTGACGAGACTGGCGGGCGACAGCGCCATGGTGGACTCGCCCCGCAGGGTCAGCAGTTCCCTGGCCATGTCCACGGGCGTGGCATAGGCATAGCGCCGTGCCGGTTCGGAAAGCTCGTGGCGCGGGTTGATGCGCGCATAGAGGGCTTCGCCCATCTGGCGGGCGCGCAGGGCCGGGTCGTCCTGGCTGTCGCCCATCTCGACGCGGACCTGCTCGGTGCGGATCGTTGGCGCGCTGCGGTTGGCCAGCGCCTCGAATGCTGCGCGACGCGCGGTATCAGCATCGGCTGCGGCGTCGATCTGGCCGTCGATCCAGGCCTGGTCCAGCCCGGCGATGCGGGCGATGGAGCGGATCTCTGTGTTGATCGCGGCGCGGGTCTGCGCCTCGGGCAGGGCGGGGGTAGTGGGGTCAGTCATATGGGTCTCCATGCGGATGTGGGCGCCGGGGTCGGCGGGCGTCGGCACCAGAGAAATCTCGTGGGGCGTCCAGCGCACGGCGGTCAGCACGCGTGCGCCGTTCTCGGTGGTCTCGGCCCAGTCTTCGACCGAGTAGCCGACCGAGACATGGCGCAGGATGCCCGCCAGCACGTCCTGCCAGAGCGGTTCAACTTCGGGACGCGACGAAAAGCGGATCAGCGCCGTTCCGCGCTGGCCATCGACGGCGGCCGATTGCACGCTGCCCAGTACATCGCGGACGGCGGATTGCCGGTGGGCATCGAGCACGCTGGCCCCCTGCAACCGCGACAGGTCCACCGCCTCGGGCGCAAGACTGAGGCGTTCGACATAGGGGCCAGCCATGTCACGGCGGCGCACGGGAGCGCCGGTCGACCAGATCACCTCGACGGTACGGGCCTGCGCGTCGGCGCTGGCCGGGGCCAGATCGGCGCGACGGGTCAGCAGGGTGACGGTGTCATTCATCGGCGGTATCCTCCTTGGCGGCGGGCGGGGCACCGAAGGTCAGGCCCAGCGCATCGGATCGTGCCTTGTCGGCGGCGATCTCGGCATCGACCTGTTCGGCGTCGTAGCCCCGTTCGGAAATCGCCTGCGCCCGGCTCTTGAGCCCGGCGTTGATGGCGAGAATCTCGGCCTCGACGTCCTTCTTCGGATCGACGTAGTCGAACTTCGGCGGCAGCCATTCGCAGGCCAGATACGCCGCCGGATCGCGGTCGAAATCGCGGGCGGGCAAATCGCCCGACAGCACCGCCAAACGCACGAAGCGGTCCCAGACCGGGCGGCAGAACAGATGCACGACGACATTGTGCTGCAACTGCTCGACGCGGCGGCGGAACTCGATCAGCCCCGCACGGATCGAGGAATAGGTGACGCCCTCCAGATCGCCCGAGACCAGTTCGTAGGGCAGGCCCATCCCGGCGGCGACGGCGCGCAGGTGGTTCTTCACGAAGGGCGCATAGGCGTCGTGCTCGGTCGGGTTCGAGAAGCGGATGTCGGTGCCGGGCGGCAGCGGGATCAGGCTGCCGGGCTCCATGCCCACGGTCAGCGCGCCGTTGGTGTTGGTGCCGGAAAGCCCGCCCGCCGTGCCGTCGGGATCGGTGATGAAGCCGGTGAACAGCGCCGCCACCTTGGCCTTCACCAGCGCCGCATCCTCGAACTGGTCCAACTCGTGCAGGCGCAACAGCACCGGGGCCAGCCAGGTGATGCCGCGCAACTGGCCAGCGGCGAGCGGCTTGAACAGATGCAGGCAATCGGTGGCGGGAATGCGCAGCGGTTCCAGCCGCAGGGAGGTCAGCGGATCGCCGGGCCGGTCGCGCATCACCCAATAGGCGGTGCGCTGGCCAGCTGTGTTGAACTCGATGCCAGCCCGGATGCGTGCGCCACCGCCAATGTCGCGATGCAGGTCCAGCGGCACCTGGTCCCGGTCCAGCAGGTCGATGTGCAAGGGAACGGCTGGTGCGTCGGGCACGACACGCAGTCGAGCGAAACTCTCGCCGCCCTCGACCATCGCACGCACGGCCATGGCCTGCAGCCCATAGAAATCCGCCAGCCCACCCGGATCGGCATGATCGGTCCAGCGCAGCCACAGCATCTGCAACCGTTCGCGCACCACTCGGTCGGGGTGGGTGGATTGCGGTTTGATCCCCGCGCCGACGACATTGCCCACCAGGCTGTCCACCGCCGCAGCGACCCAGGGGTTGTTGCGCGCATACCACCCAGCCCGCCGCGCCGCCGTGGTCGCGCCCGCGAGGATCGCCGTGTTCAGCCCATCGACCGTCCGCGCCCCCTCCCAACGCCGACCACCACCCGCAGCGTCAAACGCACGGGTGCCGGGGCGGGGAAACAGGCGATAGAGCAGGCTGCGCATGCGGGAAGAATCGCATGGCAAGGGGCGGCAAGCTATTGGGAATGTTTGAGAAAGGAGCGCGGCCTATTCTCTGGCAACCACGGTGTCGTAGAGCCCGTAGTGGGTCAGACCCTGGTGGCTATCGATCCCCGTGTAGCGCAGCGATGCATCCTCGTAGCGCCGGAAGGCGAACACGGCCTGATTCATTTGTTCGGTGTTGAAGACCTTGAGGCGCACCAGCAGATGGAAATCCTTCACCGTCAGCCCCGTGACCGCCAGGAATAGGTCGGGCTCCAGCTTGGTGATCACGTCCTGCAACGTGTTTTCACGGAAATCGGTCAGGTACATGAATGCCGGAATCCGCGTTGCAAACTTGATCAGCTTTTCCTGAACCAGCTTTCGCTTGGACTTGTATTCCTTCTCCTCCTCGGTCAGTTCCTTCTTCTCTTTTTCGTTCGCCTCTCCAGCCTTGACCTTGTTCTTGAGGGCTTTGACCTTCTCGCTCTTGTTGATGATGGTCTCGATGATGTTGTCGCCCAGCGCGCGCCAGCCTTCGATCCGCTCGACGGCGGCCATGGCTTCGGGGCTGTCCATGATCCGGCGCAGCGTGTCGTTGTCCACGTTGACCAGCAGCGCGCTTTCCCACTTGCGCGCCAGAAGTGTGGCGGAGGTGCCTGCCATCGCGATGTCGAGGATACTTCCGGCGTCGATCTGGGCCATCACCACGCCGTTGTAAGCCAAGACTGGCAGGAACGAGACGAGGTCCTTCACCGCGTTTTCCGGGTTCGGCTCGCTGGGGGAGAGGCCGATCCCGTATTCGGATAGCTGGCGCAGGGCGCGCGTCGGCGCGAAGTCGAAAACGAAGCAGACCGGCTTGAGGACTTCTTCCTCGTTGGGATTGTCGCCGTTCTGATTCTTGATGGACCAAGGCGACTGCACCCGGAATGCCGCCTGGAAATAGGTTTCGGGCGATTTCAGGTTGCGCAGCATCAGGATCGACGACCATTGCGCCACGGTCACGCCGGTGGTCAGTTTGCCACAGGAAAGGGTGATCGTCTTGCTGTCGAACCCACTGCCGATGGCATCGCGGACGGGCGGCAACGCCTCGAGGCCGATCCCCGCCGTTGAGCCTGCTGCGACGATGACCTTGTAGTCGTGCCAGAAGGTATTGTGCTTCTCGTTCAGCAGGTTCGCCATGGCGTGGCAGGCGGCCACGTTCGGCAGGAACCAGAACGAATGCTGCAGATAGGGAAGCAGACGCATGTCGGAATAGGGGAAGGGCGGGCGCATGCCCGATTTCAAGCTGTCCACCGTTGACGGCGCGTATTGGCCCCGGATGATGTCCAGCCATTTCTGGACATCGCTCTTGTGCTTGAACTGGGCGGCGCTGTTCGTGCCGGTGGCCGAGAAGAACTCGTTCAAGTCGAACTCGTCGAATTCGCCTGAACTCGCGACCGCCACCAACTCGTCGGGCATCTGATAGGTCAAGAGCCGCATCTGCGGCAGCGATCCATAGGGATTCCACTGGCCGGGGTGCTTTGCCGCACATGCCGCCTTGGCGCGCTGTTCGTCAGTGTAGGTCCAGTTGAAGATCTGCTCTTCGATGAATTCGCCGGTCGCCAGCGCCTTGAACGGCGTGCCCGAGAGGTAGAGATACGCCTTGGTCGTGATCGGCAGGAATTCGGTCTCGGACTCCAGCGGCTGTTGCAGGTCGGCAATCCGGTCCTTCAGCTTCTTCGCATCATCCAGCCGTTCCTCTTCGCGCGAGATTTCTTCCTCCTCGCCCGCGAACAGTTCCCTGGCCGTCTCGCGCCAGGCGCCGAAGTGATATTCGTCGAAGATCACCAGATCCCAGTTTTCGGCATGAAGCCATTCGTTCTTGGGCTTGATGTTTCCGCGTGCGTCGCGGCCGAGCAGGTCCTGGAACGACCCGAAATAGACCACCGGCTTCCTGCGGTCGATCTGGGTCGGGTCGCCGCCGGTCTTGACCGACAGATATTGCCAGCCATCGAAATCCACATGGCCTTCCAGGTCGGACTGCCAGGCATCCTCGACGGCGGGCTTGAACGTCACCACCAGCACCCGCTTGGCGCCCATCTTCCGCGCCAGCTGATACGAGGCGAAGGTCTTGCCGAAGCGCATCTTCGCGTTCCACAGGAAGCGCGGCACGGCGTGCATGTCTTCGGCCCAGCGTGAGACGAAATAGTCATGCGTCACCCGCACCGCCTCGGCCTGTTCCTCGCGCATCCGGTGGGTCTGGCTGCGGGTGCCGTCCAGCTTCCTGCCGGTGCGCAGTTCGGTCAGCACGGTGTGCACATCGGCCACCGTGCAGCGCATCCATTCCAGTTCGTGATTGGCCAGACCCTTGCGGGCCAGCGCCGCGCGCACCTGATGGTCGGTGAAGAACGATCCGTCCTCGCGCTCGGCCGGTTCATCCAGTTCGATGGTGTAGTTCCTGATCGCGGCGGTCTTCAACTGCTCGGCCACCCGGCCTTTGACGCTGCGGGTGGTCTGGCCGATCTTGAGCAGGCCCGCATGCGCCTCGTCGGCAATCGCATAGGCGTAGATCCGCGGACGCGCCTCAGGCTTGGCGGCAAGGATTTCGTCGATGGTGGGCTTATTCATCGCCCACGCTCATTGGACGAATCAGCTTCTCGATGTAGGCAATTTCATCATCTTTAAGGCCGTATTTCTTCTGAAGCTTTTCGTCGGTCCAAGTTTCCGAGAAGTCCTGAAGCGGCACGAATGAGTAAGCTGAGCGGGCCAAGTCCTGCGCTGATGATCGGGTGGCGATCAAGAAGCGAAATAGTCGTGTTGTTACATACGAAAAGCAATTCCTTGCTTCTATCTCCGAGTCGTAACTTCCGAGCAAAACATACGTCTCGGTAACCACCGAGCCCGGTGGGATAACGCCAGAAAGCGAAAGCACTCGGCGTTGTCCGTTCTTGTCAAACTGACCTGCATGCTCAGATGATGACTTGGAAGTGAAAACCTTCCATTTGTCGATCAGTTCGACGCCGGCGCTTACTTGACCTCTTGCCATCCACGCACGGCCCCCGCTCTGGAGAACGAGGACGTCATGCTCCGGCGATTTCGTCTTGGATCCTCGGAAAAATGTTCGCAAGCCAAATGGTTTTTGAGAGCTTACCTGCCGTTCAAAGCGCTTCTCTTCTGGAAGAGAGAGCGAGTCCGAACCTGTTTCGACAGCCATCACCTTTCGTAGAATGGACAGCGCGCGGTCGCTTCGAATGAAGACCTCCGCTCCTTTTTCTAAAAGCGGCCGGACTGAATCAGTCGAGGTCTGCCCATGATCAAACTCGACAATACTGCATTCGCCGGGATTGTCTCTGTCCCAAAGGAAATAACATATACCGCCAGCAACATCGACACTTGGGAAAACTTGGCGGCTATCTGGATAGTCAACGAGCTTACGAATCCGCTGATCAGAGAGCATCTCTTTGCGAAAGTCATCCAGGCCGCGCCCACCGAAAAGCCAGCGCGCGGGAATAACCATCGTTAGATGGCGGGGTTCGAGCGCCTTCGCTTGTTCGACAAATTTATTGTAAATGGGGATCGCGCTTGCTCCAAAGCCGCCGTCATCTAGCTGGTAGGGCGGATTCCCGATCACCACGTCGAATTGCATATTGCCTCCAAAAAACTCGGAAGCCCGAGTCTTGATATCGTCAGTGTGGATGAATGCATAGGCATGCGTTTCAAGGAGATTGCCTCGATCAAGCGCCGACTGGCTTGCACCGCAAAACGTGCATTTCCCCTTGTCCCACACATGCTCGGTCCGTTCGAACCAGACATTGCCAGCGTCGGTCGCAAAGCCGCGCGCGATGGAGTGCGCGCCGTTGGCATGTTTTGAGCAGTAAAGGCTCCGCCGCGCCAGCAGGCTGGTCAGTTGGGTGATGCCGATGCCAAAGACCTGCCGGGTCAGGATGTGATCGACGCGCGCCTGAAGGTCGGGAATTTCACCCTCCAGCCCGTCGATCAGGCGCCGGGTGATCTCGCGCAGGAAAACGCCCGACTTGGTGCAGGGATCAAGGAACCTGACCGTGCTGTCGGCCCAGAGATCGGCGCCGCCATGGTCGGCGGCCCAGGCCTCGGTCAGCGTGTCCAGCATGCGGTTGGCGAATTCCGGCGGGGTAAACACCTCGTCGTTCGACAGGTTGGCGATGCAGGTCAGCACATCGGGATTGCGCCCGCGAAAGGAAAATCCCACCTGATCGTTCATGCAGCCTCCTGCGGGGTGCCGTCATGGGCGGCGGCCAGATCGCGCAGGGTCATCGCTGGCCAGGTCTTGGTCGGGGTGAAGATCTCGTGCTTGCCAAGATGGGCAAACAGCGTCCCCTCGGCGCTGAAGGCGGATGAGCCGGTCAGCACGTCCAGACGGAAATCGCGACGCTGGAACTTGCCTTTTCCCAGATAGCCCCATTCGGCAAAGGTAATCGGCTGGCCGTCCTGCGTTCGCATCGTCAGGGCATCGCCATGGACAAGGTTCTGGGCCAGCACATGGGACGCCGCGCGATACATCTCGTCGGCCTCGTCGATGTTCAGGTATTCGGCCAGTACGTCGAGCATGTTCGCCCGGCATTCGGCGATGTTGTCGGGCAGAAGCTCGATCCCGTAAGTGCACATCAGCGCGTAAAGCGAATAGTGCCGCTTCTCGAAATCGGACTTGCCGAACTTGATTTCCACGGCGGCAAGCTTGCGTTGCAGCACGCGCACCAGAAAGTTGCCGCTGCCGCAGGCGGGTTCAAGGAAGCGGGAATCGATGCGCTCGGCTTCGTCCTTGACGAGGTCGAGCATGGCATCCACCAGCCAGGGGGGCGTGAATACTTCCCCATGATCTGCGACGCGCTTCTTTGACTTGATCAGGCTCATACGAAATTCATGACAGATCGAATGGCCAGGGTAAATGCGGCCAACCCTCTGCAGGGGCGACAACGGCATCGCAAGTGGGGCGGGACGAACATCACGGCGGCAACTCTGTCCTTGTGGCTCCGGGTGCGGGAGGGGTCATTCCTCTGTTGAAACAAAGGAATTTTGCGTTACGATAGCCCGTCTGCCGCGCCAAGTCATCCCATCCAGGCCGAGCGGATCGGCGTCGCGGAAGGCCGCACCGACGGCGCGGCCTGCGCGGCGACCTCCTCGTTCAACCGCATCCCCATGCTGATGAGGCCGTGCAGGGCGGCATGGGCGTAGACGAAGGTGTCCAGCGCCTCGTTGCGTTCGCCGTCGCGCTTGGGTTGCCAGGAACGGATGGGACGGCCCCTTTCGAAGCGGGTGACGACGCGTTCGGCGGTCAGCTGGCGGAAGTAGTCGGCGTCGAGGCGGCGCGGGAAGTGGATGGCGCCAGGGCCGGGCTCAGACAGTTTCAGGCGGGCGTAGACGGCGTCCTTCACGGCATCGACGCCGACGATGAAGAGAGGGATCTTGCCCTTGTTGGTGCGGGTGGGGCGGCGCGGCCAGACCGGGATGCCCGGGCCGCCGCGGCCCTTGATCGCCCAGATGCGGCGGGCGAGGCGGGTGCGGCAGAACTCGTAGGCCATCTTGGTGTGGTGGCCGCCGGTATCCACGGCGACGGCGCGCACCGGAAGGTCGCCCCAAGTACCGTTGAGCACGCCATCCAGATCGGACCAGAGGCGCGGCCCGGAAGGGTCGCCCCAGAGCACGCGGTAGTCGATCACCCATGCCTCCTCGTCGCGGCCCCAGCCGACGATCTGCACCTCGATCCGGTCGCCCTGCACGTCGACGCCCGCGGTCAGCACGGCGACAGTGGCGGGCAGCGCCTCGCCCCAGTCCTCGCGCCGCGCCATCAGCGGATCGGCGGGAACGGTGTCGCCCGCCTGGTCCTCCCAGGACTCGCCCAGCTTGGTGTTGACCCAGACCTGCAGGCGCGGCGGGTCCTTCATGACGCGGCCGTGCTCGGCGGCGATCTCGGCCCATGTCTCCCATGGGGAATAGAGCGACGACAGGTGGAATCCTGCCGTGCGGCCATCGCCCGGCGCGGTCGCACGCCATTCGCCCGCGGCCAGCAGGCGGGGCTTGTCGTGCTCGTGATGCACCCCGCCGCAGGCGTCGCAGACCAGATACGCCGCGTCGCGCTGCCCCTCCGGCCACCGGATGCGTGCCCAGGTGATCGGGGCCATGTCGCCGCAATGCAGACAGGGGACGTGGAAGTATCGCTGATCGCTGCCCTCGAAGGCCGCCTCGATGCGGGAGTGACCTTTCAGGGTGGGTGTGGACACCATGTAGATCTTGCGCCGCCCCCGGAAGGTGGTGGTGCGCTGGATGGCCAGATCGACGGGATCGCCCTCGCCATCCGCATCGCCGGGATAGCCGTCCACCTCGTCGAGGAACAGATAGCGTACCGGCGTGGATCGCAGGCCGACGGCGCTGTTCGCCCCGGTCATCACCAGCTGGCCGCTGGGGAAGGACTTGCGGAACAGGCTGTTCCCGGCCTCGCGCGACCGGGGCGCGGAGACCAGATCGCGCAGGGCAGGGGTGGCCTCGATCAGCGGGTCGATCCGCACCGTGGTGTTCCTGCGCACCATGTCGAGCGAGGGCATCACCAGCATGGCGATGCCGGGGGCGTTCTGGATGATGTAGCCCAGCCAGTTCAGCCCGGCCTCTGACCCGCCGGTCTGCGCGCCCTTCATCAGTACGACGCGTTCATAGGGGCTGGCGGTGGACAGCGCGTCCATCACCGCCCGCAGATAGGGCGTGCGGTCGGTGCGCCAGCGACCCGGTTCCGCCGAAGTGGGCGGCAGGATACGATGGCGGTCGGCCCAATCCGAGACAGGGATCGGCGGTTCTGGACGGATGCCGCGCCGCCAGGCGAGGTCGATGTCAGGCACCATCACTGAGGCTCCCCAAGGGCAGGTCGGCCAAGTGTTCGAGATGTTCGCGCATCATGCGGTCAAGGGCGGCGAAGGTGGCGCGCGGATCGGCCCCGACCTCGGCGGCCAGCAGCGGCGCTGTGCGCTGGACCCAAGCCATGTGGGCGTCGCGTTCGGCACGCGCGCGGGCGAACACGGTGCGCGTGGCGGCGGCGGTTTCCACAAGCAGGCCCTGTTCCTTCTCGAAGGCCAGCTTGGCGCGCTGGACCTTGACAATCTCATGCAGCCGCTTCGCCTCGGCCAGCGTGGTCGTGGTGCGGCCGGGGATGGCGGCACCGCCCTTGTTGCGACGGGCCGGGTCGAGGTTGTTCTCGATCCAGGCGAGGCCCACCGCCACGTCGATCTGCCCGTCCGCGCGCACCGGCAGCCCCTCGGCCACCAGCTGCGAGATGCGCCCCTTGGTGAGCCCGACGCGGGCGGCGAAGGCCGTCTTGGTCTCGGCGCTGTCGAGTTTAGTCATTTCCGCCCCCTGACGCTGGCGGGCTTATGCGCTGCGCGTCCCCACATACGGATCAGCGCAGGAGGAACCGCCGCTTTCCCGATCATTCCTCCTTGACGCCGCCTCGGGCGGGCGTACCCGGCACCTCGGGTGACGCACCGGTGACGCAAGGATGACGCAATTTCGGGTGCAAGACCTTGAAAGTGTTGAGATGACGCACTTGCCCCGGCAACCTTTTGAATAGGGGGGAACAAAGGGAAGATTGGGGAGAAGGTTTCCCCCCTTATCGAAATATCTGAGCCGAAGTGCGTCATCTCAACACTCTCAATGGGTTAGGGGCCAAAATGCCGGTTTGGTGCGTCACCAGTGCGTCACCGCGAGGCCGATGAAGAACCGCCCCTCCTTCGTGCGCTTGTGCTGGATCCCGGCCACGCGAGCCTGCACGCGCTGAACGAAGCCGTTGATCGCGGGCAGCTTCTCGGTCTTGTAGCCCTCGGCCAGCGCCCAGTTCTGGAAGCGGAGATGCGCATCTCGGGTGGCAAGCATCGGCCCGCCGTTCACGATGGGCACGACCTTCACGCAGGCGTCGATCCAAGCGGCGATGGGATCCTCGCTCAGCACCCATTCGAGGAGCGCATCGTGGCAGCCTTGCGGGATGGCGAAGTTTCGCTGGCGGATCAGCCGCGCCGCGCCATCGACCGCCCATGCCAGCAGGAGGTCCGGTTCCTCGGCGGCGATGCGCTTGCCGATATCCTCGATCCGTTCATCGAGGGGGATCGAGCGGGTGAAGGGGATCAGCAGCAGACGGCGCTGCACGCCGCGGTCGACGCCGCCCTTGAAACTGGGCAGCTGGTTCGCGGCAAAGAGGTTCTGCGCCACCGAGCGGAACTCGACCCGGCTCTTGTAGACATCGCGTCCCTCGATGGGATCGCCGGTGACAACGGCCTTGAAGGTGTCGGATGCGATGGCCTCGGGCGAGAGCTCGTCGGAGGCGTTCAAGAGCTTGCCGACGAGGCCGATCACATGGCGCTCGTCGCCCATCTTCGAGGCGGGGACCGAACAGATGGCGCTGACGGGCAGCAGGCCACGGGCCAGTTCAAGGATCTGGCTCTTGCCGTTCTCGGCGGTCTTGCCGTGCAGCACCACCGCGCGGGGCTGCATCAGCCGCGTGGCGTAGCCCAATGCTGCCGCACCGCAGACCTCGGCCAGAAGGGCGCATTTGCCCTGCGCCTCCGGGTCGTCCCTGAAGCTGCCGCTCAGCAGGCGGGCCAGCAGCGAGCCGGTGGGCGGTGTGCCGGAAGCGCCGGACTGCCAGTGGCCGGGCAGGGTGTGGCGGCAGCGATGATCGCGGTGATGCGGTTCAAGATGGGGCGTGCCGTCGCCGTCGAAGCGGATGAAACCCGAGGCGCAGTTGATGCCGGCGGGTGGGGCGTCGAAATATCCCGGCATGGCGCAGAGTGCGGCGCATTCGTTCAGGACCGAATTGACCCGGGTCTTGGTCAGCTTGACGTTCGAGGGCTCGCCTGCAGGGGTCTCGAAACCCGCGCCGTCATAGGCGTGGACCGGAAGGCGCAGTTCGTGATCGGGGATCGCCTCCCAGTGGGTGCCTTCGTAGCGCCAGAACTCGCCATCGGCATGGACGATGCGGCCGTGGCGTTCGGTCAGATCCTCGCGCACGCGCGTGGCGATCTCAACGTCCGAGCCGATATAGAGCCGCTTGCGGCCGATCTCGGCCTGATCGGGGCGGAAGCGTTCGGCACCTGCGATAAGGTTGCGCACCGCGTCCTCGCCCTCGCGGACCAGTACATCGTTGAAGTCCTGACTCTCGGGCGGGGAGGCGATCATGACGGTGAGCTTGCGCAGGGAGAGGCTGGTGGCGGCGCGGGCGATCTGACCTTCGGCCTTGCTGCCGGGCGCGTCGCCGTCACGGGCGACGATCACCGTGGCTTGGTCGGGAACGGGTGCGCGGGCGATGTTCGAGATGCCGAGGCAGGCCCAGACCTCCTGACCGGTGGCCTGCCAGATCGAGAGCGCGGTCTCGACACCTTCGCAGAGCACCAGAGGCTCGCGGCCGGGCAGGCGCACGGCGGCGCGTGTGGCCCAGCCATCGACGGCCTTGTTGGTGCGCTTGACCACATCCAGCGGTGCCTTGCGGCCCTCGGCGGTCAGATAGACCTGCTGGATTGCCAGCACATCGCCCGCCTCGTCGGTGGCCAGCGCGACCATCGCGCCGAACTTGTTCCAGGCGAACTGGCGATAGCGGATGCAGTCGGGCGGGGTGGCGGTGATGCCGCGGTGGCGCAGATAGGCCAGCACCGGCGTCGAGACGAGGGTTTCGGTGCGGCGCACGATTTCGGCCACCTTCTCGGCGCGATCCTGCGGGGCGGGCCCGTTCTGCGCGGCTGGTGCGCCAGCTGGCGAAGCGGGCGGAGTCGCGGTCCAGGACGGACCGGCCTCGGGCTCGCCCAGCCAGTTCCGCGCCCAGTCGCGGGCGGCCTTCTCGTTCAGCCCGAGGCGATGGCGGATCAGTTCCAGCCCGGCGCCGCCGGTGCCCTCCTCATGGTCGAACCAGCGCCCGGCATCCTTGCCTGCGATTTCCACCGCCATGCTGCCCTTGGTGCCGAAGCGGAGCTGCTGCGCGCTGGAAAGCTCGCGGTTCGGTTCGCCGAGCAACTCGCGGGCGAGATCGGCGATGCGGTCGTTGAGCAGTTCCGCCAGCCGGGCCACGGACATGCGGGGGGTCGAACGCGGTTTGCGTGCAGGCGGGGCGTCGTTGAAATCGAGGGGATGGTCCTGCACGGTCATTGGCGCGCCCCCCTGACGGTGCAGAGCAGGATCGGCACATCCGTGCGAATGCTCTGGACGAGGTTGGTCCAGGCGATCTCCTGTTCGGGACGGGTCTCGATGATCAGCCCGTTGTTGCCGACGATGGCCAGCATGGCGATGCTGGAATAGGCTTCCGGCGGCGGGGCGCTGGAGATGATGGCGACGCCATCGACCCTGCCGATCAGCCGCTCCAGCGCGGCGCGGTCATACTGGTCGGGGCCGAGCGCGCAGTCGGTATCGTCGGCCACCATCACGACGAAGGGCCGCTCCAGCAGATCGAGGCCGCGATCGATGCCGGTGGCGCGCTGCGGGATCAACAGAAAGCCGACACCGTGATGGCGAATGGCATGGACCAGGGGCAGCAGATGCGGGGCCTTCTCGGCCGCGGAGGATTCCAGCCGGTCGAGCATGGGACCGGACATCTGCGAGAAGTCATTCAACATGGGTGAAGCCCTCCTGCAGGGCGATCCAGTCCATCAGCGTGGAGCGGCGCGTGGCGATGCGGCTGCCGAGCCTGAAATGCGGCAACGGGCGCTTGGAGCGGGTGACGAGGTAGTAGACCCGCCGCTGGAAGCGGAACTCGTCCGAGGCGTAGAGGAAGCGGGCGATCTCGGCCGCACCCACCATCATGTCGGGGGCGAGGGTGGCGGGCGCGGTCATCGGCCCCTCCCGGCGCGGGGCGCGCTCGGCTTGCGGTCGGTGGCCTGCTCGCGGGCGATCAGCCAGTCGCGCACCGCCTCGATGCGGTAGTAGACCTGCCGGCCGATCAGGACGAAGGGCGGGGATTGCCGCAGTTGGCGGTCGCGCTGACAGGTGCGCAAGCTGACCCCGCGACGGGCGGCATATTCTTCCTCGGGGATGAAACCTTCGAGGAAATCGCCGGGCGGGGCGACGGTGGCGGCGCTCTCGGCGCCTCCGGGTGCAAGGGATCGGGTCATCGGCGTCTCCTTCATGCGGGCGACGCAATGCGCCGCCGATGAACGAGAAATGCCGAAAGCCAGACCCCCGAAAAACCGCCCCGAAAATGCCCCCGAAACGATAATTTCGGGGGTTTATTGCGCCTTGTTGCGCGCCTCCTTGTACTCGATGCGGATTCTGTTCTCGACGGTCTTGGCTGTCGGCGGATCGCGTCGCGGATAGTTCCGATGATACCAATCCGCGAGCATGCGGGACTCGGCCGCCAGGCTGGGTTCGATCTCGCCCGCCTCGATCCTTCGCTGGAACTCGATTTCGATGATGTCGATCCCCTTGCTGGGGCGGCCGGGGGTGCCGGGCGGGATCAGGTCATCGATATCGAGCGGCAGGATGTGGATGTCGTGGATCACCCTGGAATGCACCGTCGCCTGACCCTTGGTCGCATTGTTGATGCGCAATTGCCGCCAGGCCGGGGCGGGGATCTGACGCCAGTGGCCGAATGGGGGCTCCTCCTGGCCAAAGGCCCGCAGTTCACCAGCCTCCAGCTTTGCTTTCATCGCGATCAGCATGCCGTACCAGACACGATGCAGGTCGGCGCGCGCCGAAGGACGGCGCTGGAGCTTCTGCGCGGCCTCCCAGTCCCGACCGGAAGAATCGAACCAGCTGACGGGCCGTGGCTCGTGCTTTCGTGCCTCGGTGGCGCGGGCGTGTTCCTTCCACATCTCGGCGGGCAGGAACTGTTTCATCGCCTCGTGAAGGGGGATCGATCCCGAAGGCGGGCCGGACGAATCTCTATCGGTCATGGTTCTGCTCCGGCTCGATTGCGCGGGCTTGCTCTGGCGATGGCTGCAGCACGAAGGCCCCGACAGTCTCGGCGGCCTTGCGCAGCGGATCAACGAACAGATGGGCGTATCGCTGGGTGGTCTGCACCTGCGTATGGCCGAGCATCTGGCCGATCAAGGGCAACGATGCGCCCGCCGAGACGAGGATGCTGGCGAAGGAATGGCGGATGTCGTGGATCCGGACATTCGGCTGGAACTCCATCTTGGGCTGGCCCTTGCGGTCGAGGACGGGCTTGCCCTTGGCATCCAGCACCGGCACCTCTGCGCCGAGCCCGGCCTTGCGGCAGACCGAGACCCATGTGCGCTTGATGTCGGTCAGCGGCTTGCCGGTCGAGCCGGGGAAAACATAGGGGTTGGGCAGCATGCCCTCGGCCTCGGCCTTCGCCTTGGCAGCGGCTTTCATTTCGATCAGCAACTGGACGGCCGGGCCAGACAGCGGCACCCGGTGCAGCTTGCGCTGCTTGGTATGGGCAGAGGGCTTGGTCCAGACGCCGTTGTCGAGGTCGAACATCTCCCACGTCGCGCCCAGCACCTCGCCGCGCCGTGCGCCGGTCAGCATCAGCAGCTTGATCGCGTTCGCGGACATGGGTTCGGAATGCTCGTTCAGCGCCCGCGCCAGAGCGGCGATTTCCACCTTGTTCAGGAAGCGGTTGCGCTTCTCCTCCTCGTTGCGCCGCACCCCCGAGGCGGGATTGTCCTCGCGCCATTTCCAGCGGATCGACAGGTTGAACGCTTTGCGCAGCACCTCGACGGTGCGGTTGGCGCGGACCGGCGTGCCGCGGATTTCGGTGATGTCGCGGTGCAGCGCATCGACATCGTCATGGCTGATCAGCGCCACCTTCATCTTGCCGAAGCGCGGCAGGATGATCTTCTCCCACATCATGCGCTCGTCGGCCTGACTGCGTTCGGCCTTCTTGGGCAGGTGCTCGCGGGCGTAGCGTTCCCACATCTCCTGTACCGTCGGGGCCTCGCGCTGCGCCTGCCGCTCGCCCATCGGATCGGTACCGAGATCGACCTCGCGCTTCATGTCCTTGGCGGTCTGGCGCGCGGCGGCCACCGTCCAGTCCGGCCAGGCACCGATGGTGATCCGCCGCTGCCGCCCCTCGGCGCGGTAGTCGAGGATGAAGGACTTGGCCCCGCCCGGCGTGATGCGTAGGGCAAACCCCTTCACCTCGCCGTCCCACAGCATGGTCTGCCCGCGCACCGGCGGCAGGGCCTTGCGGGCGGTGGCTTCGGTCAGTTTCTCCGTCATTCCAGCCTCCCCGTGTCAACACTGTGTCAACACATCATATGGCTGTTTCTGTCGTCCGCTGGCGTCGATTTACATTCGGTCGCGCCGGATAACTTCGAGAAAACAGCCTTCTAGGAGACTAGGCCCAAAAACGTGTCAACAATCAAGGCTCTATATATAGTGGCAAATCTGGCTCATAACCTGAAGGCCGCAGGTTCAATTCCTGCCCCCGCAACCAGAATCCTCAAACATATCAGATACTTAGAGCCCGACGTAAACCGTCGGGTTTTTGGCATTGCAGTCTACATCAACGCCACATCAACACCGCACCAGAAAAACTGCACCGGCACGCATAAGCCCGCAGTCGCACGCAGCGGCGGGCAACTCGCAGTTGCGCACCTGCTTCCTTCCGGCCATCATCGGCCCCGTAGTTCCAGACGGTGAATTGACGACGACGGATTCTGCCCTCGGCTTCCTGACCTTGGAACGTCAACATTCGGCGACGCGGGCGGTAGGCGATGAAGCAGGACGAGTTCCGGAAGTGGCTTGTCGCGCAGGGCCAGGCTGAGGCAACTGCCTCGTCGCGCGCGAGCAGCGCAAAGCGCGTCGAACAGTATCTTGGCGATCTCGATGAGTTGTTCGCGCAGGAGGATCGGGACAGCATCCTCGACCGGTTCGCCTACACGGCCGAGGATGAACGCGCTGAACGCCCGAACCCGTCACCTGTCCCCATCGATGGTGTCTTGCGCACGGGGCTCGCGAGCCTCCAGCAGGCGTTGAAACTCTACCACGCGTTCCTGATCCAGCAGGCCAACATGCCCGACAAGGACGCGCATCAGGCCTTGCTGGACCGGCTGACCAGGACAGAGATCGCCGCTGCGATGAAGGAGTACGATGAGCTTGGTACACCGGCCTTTCTCGCGCGGTATGGCTTTTCCAGAACGACTGTCAGGATGGCCGATGGTGACAGTGACAAGCCCTATCCGGCCAAGGCGACGGTCGTCGTCGCTGTGGGCCATCTGCCGGGGGAACGGGTTCTGTCTGCTCAGGAGTTCTTCAATGGATACGGCGACATGCAGTGTCGCGCGGTCCTTGAGAAGCTTGGCTACCGCATCCTGCCCAAGGAAGCCGACGACCAGTCGCCCGCCTTGTCCCGCGACCGGATTGAAGCGGCGATGGATGCCTATCAGGCGTTCCGCGAGAGCGGCGCCCATGCTGACGTCTTCTCCGGTTTCGGCGCGCCCTCCGAGTATTGGGTGCGGTCAACGAGGCCACGCCAGGACAAGCGTTTCCCGACCAAGCCGCTCATCGGTTTCCTTCTTGGCAAGCCCGCAAGTGCCCTCACCGGCGGGTGGAGCCAGCCGCATGATGCCGCGGCACGGCTGCACGCGGCGGGCTACATCATCGTCGATCAGAACGACGCGCCCCTTCCTCTTCCAGAGCAATACGCCCACCTGATGCGCGGGGCCGACAGGGCGCGTCTGGTCGCGCTGAACTACTTCATCGCACCGGCGCGAGACGCCGGGCAGCCTTCTGTCACGATCCGTGTAGGTGACCTGCACGACATGGCAGGCCTCGTGAAGAACTGGGCGAACGTCTGCCAGGCGCTGGAAGGCGAAATGTTCCAGAAGCTTGCCTCGGTGCCGGCGCCCACGCGCTCCGGACCGGAACGCAGCACCACGACCGAATACACTTTCGTCCTCGCGCAGGACGGGGCCGCGAAGGACAAACCCATGCCGCACGCCGTTCAGACTGCGACCACCAACCTGATCCTCTACGGACCTCCCGGCACCGGCAAGACCTACCAGACGGCGTGGGAGGCGGTTCGCCTCTGTCTAGGCGACGCTGTTGCCGCTGATCTCTCCGGCGAGAACAACCGTGACCGGTTGATGGCGGAATACCGGCGCTTGATGACCGACGGGCGGATCGAGTTCGTGACCTTCCACCAGTCGATGTCATACGAGGAGTTCGTCGAGGGGTTGAGACCTGGCATCGACGAGGACGATCCGACGGAAAATGGTGCTGGCTTCCGCCTTGAACCTGTCGCCGGGATCTTCCAGCGCATTGCGAGGCGTGCAGAGAGAGGCGCCTTTGCGCCCGCCGTGACTCAAGTCACACCGAACACAGGCCGAGAGCCGATTTCGCTGGAGGGACGCAATGTGTTCCAGATGTCGCTTGGAAGCATGAGCGACAAATCCGGTGAGCAGGTCTTCGCGGAAAGCCTCGAATCCGGCATTGCCCTGTTCGGGTTCAATTCCGTCGATTGGACTGACCCGAAGTACGACAGTTTCGAGGAAATCGAGCGTCGACTGGAAACCGAACCGGGCACTCAACCGAAAGAGCCGCGGATGCTTCATATGTTCCGCAATCAAGTCCAGAGAGGTGATATATTCATCGTCTCGAAAGGCAAGTCACGCTTTCGGGCGATTGGGATTGTTTCGGGCCCCTATGAATATCAGCAGCGCTCGACCGGCTATAATCACCGGCGGGCAGTGAGCTGGATCTGGTCAGATCCTGAAGGTCGGCCTTGGCAGGAAATCCACGATTCCGAATTCGCGCGCGATACGATCTATTCTTTGAGCAAGGCCCGGCTGGATATTGCGGCCATTGAGCAGCTGTTGAACGCGGGAGCTCCGGTCGGGGCGCGAGGACCTGGCGGCGAAACACCCTTCGTCCTGATCATCGACGAGATCAACCGGGCCAACATCTCGAAAGTCTTCGGCGAACTGATCACGCTCCTCGAACCGGACAAGCGCCTCGGGCGGCGCGACGAAATCCAGCTGACCTTGCCCTACTCGAAGAAGCGCTTCGGGGTGCCGCCCAACCTGCACATCATCGGCACCATGAACACGGCCGACCGCTCGATTGCGCTGCTGGACACCGCCCTGCGCCGTCGGTTCACCTTCAAGGAACTGATGCCGAACCCGGCGGTCCTATCCCCGAATGTCGGCGGGATCAACCTGCAGAAGCTACTGACCACGGTCAACGACCGTATCGAGTACCTCTTCGACCGCGAACACCAGATCGGGCACGCCTATTTCACCGGCTGCAAGTCTGCGGAAGAAGTCGAGGACGTGATGCGGCACAAGGTTATTCCGCTCCTGTCCGAATATTTCTACGAGGATTGGTCCAAGGTCGCCACTGTTCTGGGCGATGGCGCGCAGGGCCCGTCCCGGTTTCTGGAGGCACGCCGCCTGACTGCGCCGCCCGGAATTGCCGCCGAAGATTTCAGCGGCGAGCGACTGCGCTGGCGGGTGAAGGATCAGTTCGACTTCTCCGAGTTCGCGGCCTGATGCCCGCCCACTCCGTTCGCGAATGGGAGTCCGTGCCCCATGGCGATGGGGAAGGGTGTATTCCGCCGCATCTTGCCCAACGCCTTGTAGCACTGGCCAAGGCATCCCCCTTCGCTGGGCGCGGTGGCGGTGGCGTTCTCGAAGATCGGCGCCATGACCTGCGGGCGCGCGGGGTGGTTGGCGTTCTGGCGGTGCCGGGCTGCACACTGGAAATCCTGCCAAAGATCGACGTCGGCGAAAAGGAAGGCTCGGCCCAGGAGACGCGCGAAATCCGCAAGCGCCTCGTGCACATGCTCGCCGTGGCTCTCGACCTGAAGATCGAGACCGGACGCATGACCGACCTCGACTGGCAGCGCGAAACGCTGCTGGAAATCCTGATCCGCATCTTCTGCGACAAGCTGACCGGGGCGGTTCGCCGAGGCATGCCGCGGCGTTACACCCTCCATGAGGACGACCTGCCGACCTTGCGCGGATCGCTGGATATCCCACGCCAGTTCACCCGCCACATCGCCAACCCGGGCCGCCTGGCGTGCCGCTATGACGAGTTGTCCGAGGATATCGCCCTCAACCGCATCATGAAGGCGACCATCGCGCATCTGGCGGGCATGTCGCGCAACGCGACAAACGTGCAGCGGCTGCGGGAACTGGCCTTCGTCTATGCCGAAGTCGCGGAGGTGCAGCTCCTTGCCCTGCGGTGGGACGATGTTGTCATCGACCGCACCAACAGTGCCTGGCAGGAACTCATTGGAATGGCCGGGCTGTTCCTGCGCAACCGATACCAGACCACCAGCGCCGGGTCCGGGCAGGGATCGGCACTGCTGTTCGAGATGAATGCCCTGTTCGAGGAATACATCGGCCGTCTGGTGACGCGGGCGCTGGCAGGGTCCGAATTCCGCGTGACCCTGCAGGGTGGCCGCCTTTTCTGCCTCACAACGGTCGATGACGAACGGGGGGTGTTCCAGACCAAGCCCGACATCCTGATCTGGCGCGCTGGTAAGGTCGCCCATGTGATCGACACCAAGTGGAAACGTATTTCGGCCCGGATCGATGATCCGAAGCAGGGGGTATCCCAGGCGGACGTCTACCAGATGATGGCCTATGCCCATCTCTACAAGGCACCGCGGCTGACGCTGCTCTACCCCCACCATGCGGGCCTCGGCAACGTAGAGGGGATCCGCGCGCGGTTCCGGGTGACGGGTCAGGAGACGGTATTGGAAACGGCGAGCTTCGATATCTCCACCGGCACCGACCTGGTGGATCGCATTCGTAGCCGGATCCTGACTGGCATCGAAGAAATGTCCCCCGCACTCCCATGAGGGCGAACGGCCAGCCCTTGGCAGGTGCACAATCGTGCCCATCGCGGCAGGGGACTGGAATGACCGCATCTGTCATCATCGACCTGCGACGAATCCCTGCCGCTCGTTGACAACATGTATCCATGATCCGGGCCGTGCGAAGCGCCGCTGTCGTG